CCATATGCAGAACAAATTCGAGAAATGGAAACACAAGCACTAGAAGAAATTAGTTACGACATGATCAACGAATTAACTAATGTTAAAGAGCATCAAGACTTCTTGCTTAAACTGCTGACCAACAAAGATAGTTTTATACGTAAACGTATTATTGATCAGAATCTCAGTTACTTGAATGCTAGACTGGGACAGTATTTGGATCGTATCGGCTTGCCGCATACTGTAAAATTCTTAAATGACTTGACAGTCAGCATCGAAGAACTGGGACGTGAACTGGACTTTGATAACTTGAGTAGGGGCGAACGTAACAGATTGATCCTGAGTCTAAGTTGGGCGTTTCGTGATGTTTGGGAAAGTTTATACCAGCCTATCAACTTGTTGTTCATTGATGAAGTTATTGATACAGGTATGGACAGTTCGGGTGTTGAAAACAGTCTAGCTATATTAAAGAAAATGGCACGTGAAGGCCATAGATCAGTTTGGCTAGTATCGCACAAAGATGAGCTGGCTGGTCGTGTAAACAATGTACTAAGTGTAGTTAAAGAAAATGGATTTACCAGTTATAATACCGATGTTGAAATCTCCTAAAGTATTACATCTAGAAGTTACTGATGTGTGTCAGGCTGCTTGCCCGCAATGCGAAAGGGAAGTAAACTCTGCGTTTGATAGCACCATTAAACATCATTTGAGCGTTGATCAAATTAAATCTTTGTTTGATGAAGATTTTATTCGAAATTTAGACAAGATGTTTATGTGTGGTAATTACGGAGATCCGGCTGCAGGCAAATACACACTAGATATCTTTCGATATTTTCGACAAGTCAATCCTGACATTACACTAGGAATGAATACTAACGGAGCCATTAATAATACCGCATGGTGGCAAGAACTGGCTGGTATATTAAATGGCACTTTTGATTATGTTGTGTTTAGTATCGACGGATTAGAAGATACCAATCACGTATACAGAAAAAATGTTGTGTGGTCAAAGCTTATTGAAAATGTCCGGGCATATATTGATGCCGGAGGTAGTGCTCAATGGGAAATGTTAATTTACCAACACAACGAACATCAAATTGAATCGGCAGAACAAACTGCACGTGATCTAGGATTTAATTGGTTTAGAACCAAGGTTAGTAAAAGATTTAAACAAGTACCGGTTACTTTTCTAAATCCACCAGCTGGTTATCAGTTACCTAACGTTGTTCAAGCAGAAAAAATTGAATGTTATGCTGTCAATGAACAAAGCATTTATGTTGCAGCAACAGGTAGAATTTTACCTTGCTGTTGGTTTGGTGCAGAAGTTTTTTCATTGGATACTAGAGCCCAAGACCTATTAGCAGACTGGAATCTATTAGAATCTAGCTGGCACACCCAACCGCACTCTATCTGCTCTAAAACTTGTGGCACAGACGAAAAAGGAAATAGTTTTACAAAGCAATGGCAAATACAAAAACAACTAAAGTAAATTGCGATATTGTTATCTTGAGCATACCAAGAATAGCACCGGTGCGACCAAGTGCTGCTCCCGCAGTATTAAAATCATTATGTAATAAGGTAGGCAAATCAAGTCAAGTGCTTGATCTTAATCAGGATTTCTTTACTGGTTTTTTTAAAAAACACCCTGGTGTGGCAAAAGAGTTAGACGAGTACTTTGTACAATTTAATCTTCAATTGTCCAAAGATACCAAGCAGATTTATACAGCGTGGATTGCAGAATGGGTCAAAGTAATTGTATCTTACAATCCAGAAATTGTTTGCATTAGTATTTTTAGTTGGCAAAGTCAACGTTTTGGTCTTGATTTGCTTGAGCAATTAAGACCAGCATACTCGGGTACTATATCCGTTGGTGGCCAAGGCCTGGTTAACAGTCAAAATATGAGTAGCCATTGGACTGCACCAACTTATGCCGAATCGTTATTGTCTCAAAATTTAATTGATTATTATATGAAGGGCGAAACCGAAGAAACGTTTCCACGTTTTATAATGGGAGAACGAGACTTGCCTGGCCTAAATAATAATCAAACTTCGATACTGCATGATCTATCACTTTCTCCCTTGATGGACTTTAGTGACACTGATGTTTCATTGTATCAAAATGGATACCAAGGCGGAGTATTACCTGTCGAATCCGGCCGCGGCTGTGTGCGTAACTGTTCATTTTGTGAAATGAGCAGCGAACATGGTGTATACCGAAGAAAAAGTGGTCAGCAGCTGGCTGAAGAAATTATTCACTACTACGAAACATACAACACCAGACATTATTATTTTCATGATGATTTAATTAATGGTAACTTAGATGATTTTAATGTATTTGTTGATGCCATTCTAAAATATTATCAAGACAAGAACTTACCGGATAGACATCTTACTTTTAGTGGTTACTGGATAGTCAGAAAAGAAAAACAATTTGGTTTTAAAGATTTTGAAAAGTTTTATCGTGCCGGCGGCGAAACATTGGTAACAGGCGTAGAAACCGGAAGCGATCGTTTACGCAAGACTATGCGAAAAGGATTTACTAATAAAGATTTAGAATTTACTCTAGAATGTATTAGTCGATTACGCATGAAGTTTTACTTTATGCTGATAGCCGGATTACCTGGTGAACAGATCGAAGACTTCAACGAAACACTTGATGCCTTGACTAGATGGCAAAAATATGTGGCTACCGGTGCTATAATTGGTATTAATCTTGGAACAACTGCTACCATTGAACCTGGCACTGACATATATGAAAATTATCAGAAATATAAACTGGTTGGCCTTAAAGGACAACGCCCTATGGGCATTAATTGGATGTGTACAGAAACTCCAGAACTAGACTACAAAGAACGTGTACGCAGACGAGTACTGTTGCAAGAGCATGTACTCAATTTAAAATATCCGCTGTGGAAGGGCGACGATCATTTGCGTATTATTATTGACAAGTACAAAGAAAGTATAGAATTATGGGAAGCATAACTCAACTTGATTTTAACTTTGAATTTGTTGATAAATTTGGTTGTCCCCAAATTGCTATTTTAATAGATGATCAATTATTGTATAGCGGAGATGTACTTGCTACTATTAGTTTAACTGCTTCACTTGAGCCAGGCCAGCACAATCTTGAAATTGTACACAGTGATAAAAAAATCAATGATTATAACGAAACACATGATAGACATGTATTAATTAAAAAAATATATTTCAACGGCGTTGATTTAGATCAACTTGAGCATTGCCCGTTGACTCATCGAGGAAAATTTTACCCTGCATACGAAACAAGTTATTTGTTAACTTGCAAAGAACAAGGTATTGTTCCTTTGGAGTATATTTCTCCAAATCATTATCTGGGCCATAACGGTACCTGGGTATTGGAGTTTGATGCACCAGTGTACGATTGGATTATATCTGAGCAGAAACCCAGTGGAATTAATTTAGAGGATACTATATTTTCCACAGGGCAAGATTCATTGAACGAGATAAAAAAGTTTTTTAATGTTTGATTATAATAAAATTGACGAATATCAAATTGAAATTACAACGTATTGTAATGCTGCCTGTCCTCAGTGTCCTAGAAACATACAAGGTGCAGACTTAAATCCATATATGCCTTTGGTACATTTGAGCAGAGATGCAATTGATGCTGCATTTAATGTTGATCATTGTAAAAAACTTCGACAAGTATTCTTCTGCGGTAGTTACGGCGATCCTGTCATGCATCCCGGCTTCCTTGATATTTTACAAGATTTCAGAAATAAAAATCCAACACTGTGGTTATACATTCACACCAATGGTGGTGTACATGAAGAAAAGTACTGGAAAGAAATTGCCACTATAATGAATGGGTATGGTCAAATTGACTTTGGATTTGATGGACTAGAGGATACTTTACCTTTGTACAGGCGTAATGTAAAATATGCAGTTGCTATGCGTAATGCCAGGGCGTTTATTCGTGCAGGCGGCAGAGCACAATGGAATTTTATTGTGTTTAAACACAACGAGCATCAAGTTGAGCAAGCTCGAACGTTAAGCAAAGAATACGGTTTCTTTAATTTTCTTCCTAGAAAAACCGGTCGCTTTTACGATCATGCAAATGAATGTGCATATCCAAATTGGCCTGTACTTGATAAAAATAAAAAACAAGAATATGTCTTAGAAGAACCCGTAAGCAAAGAATGGCAAAATCCAAGTGTGAAAAAAATTGAAATATTAAAAAAAATGCACGGAAGCTTTAGAAATTATCTTGATCAAACACCAATCAAATGTGATGCGTTACTAGGAAAAAAAGTTGTTATCACTGCAGAAGGATTAGTATTGCCTTGTAACTTTTTTGAGCATAATTTATACGATGCTAGATTTTACGGTAATTATATGCCTGGTGCAAATGATGCAAGTTTTGATTCCAGAGGTGATAACCAGGTGCAAAAGTTTATATTACAATATAAAAATGAACTTAGTATAAACAAAAATAGTTTAGAAAATATTTTTAAATCTAAATTTTGGTCAGAGTTAACTAATCGTTGGTCTGGACCAAATAAGATTATGGAATGTGCTATGACCTGTGGTGAAAAATTTACCAAGGTGTGGGATCAAGGAGGATCTAAGAGATGAAAGTTTTAGTCACTGGTGGCAATCGAGGTTTAGGTAAACATCTAGTCGAAGCATTCGGCGGCGATAGTTTGAGTCGCGAAACTGGATATGATATTACCAAACATGTAAAAGAAATTGCCGATAAAAGTATCATGTATGACGTGTTTATCAATAATGCGTTTGATGGGCCACCACAAGAATCGTGGGCAAACTTTGCACAAACAAACTTGTATATTTCCATATACGACAAGTGGAAGGCTGCGGGCAAAACCGGACATATTTTTAATATTGGGTCAATTGGCGAAAAGCACACGGTTGCCCCAGAACCAAGATTTGAAACTTATAGAGTTAGCAAAGCTTCTCTAAGTCATGCAAGCAAGCAAGGAACCCAGGCCTTTAAACAAAATCTAGTTCCTTTTAAAACAACATTAATTACACTAGATAGATTAGATACGGAGCTTAGTCGTAGTAGATCAAATTGGACCGGAAACGGAACTAATTTAACAGACATTAGTGACTTTATTCATTATAGTACAGAAATTAATCCAAACACTTGCATTGAAGAGATAGTATTTTATTGTAACTTGGAGTATCAGGCATAATTAATGCTGTATGTCATGGCTATTCGAATCCACAGTGGTGGAGTCACTTCCTGAAGATTGTGTAGGATTTGTGTATTTGATAACAAATACAGTATCTGGACGCAAGTATATAGGGAAAAAACTAGCCAAATTTTCAAAAACTACCTACAAAGTAGTCAAGCTCAAAAATGGTAACAAAAAACGTAAAAAGATTAGAAGTAAAATAGATTCAGATTGGCAAACTTATTATGGCTCAAACGACGAATTAAACCAAGATATACAGACACTAGGTCAAGAAAACTTTAAACGAGAAATACTCTACTACTGCACTTCCAAAGCACAATGCTCATACATCGAAGCACGAGAACAATTTAGACACCAAGTCTTAGAATCAGATGCGTACTATAACGGACAGATCAGCGTTCGTGTCCATGGCTCCCACATTAAAAACAAAATTTAAGTAGGTTAACAGCTAGCACAAGCCTATATCGTGTGCCCTAGACCTGGATCAAAGAATCACAGGGACGGAAGCCTCGTCGCTACAACGAGCACTCAACTACTACCCCTCGGGATGAAGATCGCAGATGCCGCGATTTAGTTGTTTGAATAGGATAAAAAGGCTAAAAAGACGTCACAGCGATGTGACACGTTTATACGGTAGGCTAGTATCTATTGTATAAACCGCCGTTGTATAAGAACGGAGCTCGAGGTACCGGACAACCGCCTCTGTAATGCTCTAATACTAGTGACTGTGCTACTCAGATGAAGTACATATATTTTTTGCCCGCCCTGGGCAAAGAGTGACCAATTAATCTAGATGAAATCTCTAAGAGCTAGTTGATGAGCGACAGCGATATCAATAGATGACGTAGTCATCTTAGAAGAATGGCATTCCTGATTTCTTAGTTGTATCTAAGTTGTCTTTGATTAACTTACCAATCATGTTACGTTCGTCTAGACTCAATAACATAGCATCGTCGTATGATAAACTACCACGCATGTACCAACATAATCTTAGAACTTCTTCCTTTAAGGCTTTTGACTGCGAATCCAATTGCTTAAACCATCCGAGCATTCGCTCCGAGTCCATAGCCAAAAGCCTTAGCCGAAAAAATTTGATTGTTCAAATTCAATATCAGTTTTGTATCTGTCATTACATACTTCACACACTATTTCAATAGGTTCTAGCTTGTTGGTATTGGTGTGATGCAGTATTAGTTCTTTGATCTTTTCGTAGGTTTTTCTGTCGCAGTTGGTTATATATTCCTTGATGTGTTTTGGATCACCAACAACAGTATCGTCTGAAGTTATGCTTTCAATTGAATTAACCAATGACATGATATTAAGGTCAGTCAGTTTTGGGAATATAACATCAAATTGTGCTCGTTTTTCTTCTTCGGACAAATTGCTATTTGTAACAGTTTGAATAAGTCTTTGCTGTTCGTAACTGATAATATTTGCTTCGTTGATGGCCCTGAATGACTGCGGTTTAAATTTAAAATGTAGATGTTCAATTTCTACTGTGTCAAATTTGGGTTGACGTATATTATCTAACAAAGCACCTAGATCTACAGTGTGCTCGTTGGATTGTTTACAGTGCGGGCATGCAGTTTCAATATCTAATTCGGGTCCGTAGCTGGCCAATCTTATTGCGATTAGAATAGCATCTAGGTCAACAGTGGGTATGCTCCAAGGGTCTTTGATATTTGGACAGCAGCTGACGATCATGTTGGCTACACCTTCGCCGTTCATGAGTGCGTCGGGAGTTTTTAAATTGAGCTCATCTTTTACTGTCATTGGGTACACTGGTATTTCGTTAGTGACCGGTAAATCAATAGCAGATTCGGGCCAGTACTGCCCGCGACTTGGTAGTTTTAAGTAAATTGCTGGTTGTCTAAAGTGTTTGAACAACGGATTATTAGCGGCTATGGCCATGTTTTGATCCCCATAAATATATAGATATAAAATTATTTATAGACTAAAAATATGGCCGTTAGAATAGAAGCTCCAAACATTGGATCAGTACTGGTCCAAAATGCCGCCGAAGAGGATACTTTACAGGCCCTAGTGGCAGTAATGCAAAGATCTGTTGGCCAGCAGCGTAGACAAGCCAGCGATTACGATCAACAACAGCGTAAACAAGCCGCAGCCGCAGCTGATGCAGCCGACAGTCTAAACAGAACTGCTCAATCGGCCAGAAGTAGCGAATCTGCGTCATCACGTTTGTTTAATAGTTTTCGTGAACGTCTAGATGTTACCCGTGATGGACTAGCTGACGTTGGTGTACAAGCTATAACCTTTGGTAGAGAACTAGCCGCCACAGCCGCCAACATTGGGTTAACAATGACCCGCAAGTTCAGAGAAATTGATGCTGATCCTATCACTTTTGGTGCAGAAGTAGCTAATACAGCATTGACCACAGTGGGACAAGCTTCCAGACTGGTAGGTAACGGATTAGGTTCATTATTAAAATCTATACCCTTAGCTGGTGATGCATTGGGTGGCCTAGCAGAAACAACTGGCGGCGCCGGCCAATTGGTAACTGAAGTTCTTAAAATTGGTAATAACATACTGGCTCGCGAATTAAGTATTACAGTCAAGAGTGTTCAAGACTTTAATAAAATGGGAGCTAGCTTTTCTGGTGGTAT